TGAAACTGGAACTCAAAAACATCAAGATCGTAAAGGCACTGTCAGAAGAGACAGTTTGCTTTACTGCATTTGGTTATGTGAATGGCATTAAAACCTTCACAGTCAGCAATCGCGGTCATGGTGGATGCCACGAATATGCGGAGATCGATTGCGAGCCGGACACACGCGCGCGCTTTGATGCTGTTGATGCATGGGCAAAATCACTGCCGCCAGATCATTACAACGGAATGGAACTGCCACGCGATCTTGATTGCGTGGTGGATGATCTTGTCATCGAACATGAACTGCGTCAGCTTCTAAAGCGCATGACGAAAGGCAAAATCGCCTTCATTCGCGACAATAAGCTTTGGACGCAGAGTCTAAAGAGTGCAGACCCCAATTATGTCAGCCTTGCTATCGACACCTTCAAAACCAAAAACCCTAATGCGAAGGTACTAAACGAAATGTCAGAAAGCGAAGCAATCGCGCTGTTGAAGGTCGCAGCATGAAAGTGCTAGTCGCTTGCGAGTTTAGCGGGACCATGCGTGATGCTTTTATTGCGCGCGGTCACGATGCGCTTTCTTGCGATCTATTGCCGACAGAAAAGCCGGGGCCGCACTATCAAGGCAACGTGCTGGACATCATCGGCAGCGGGTGGGATTTGCTTATCGCTCACCCGCCTTGCACCTATCTCACATCGTCAGGGTTGCACTGGAACACGCGCAGACCTGAACGCGCAGAGTTAACCAATGAGGCGGTGCAATTCGTGCTTGCGCTTGCGTCTGCACCAATCCCGCGCATCTGTATTGAGAACCCCATCGGCTGTCTTTCCACACGATACCGTAAGCCGGATCAGATCATCCAGCCGTGGCAGTTCGGACATGATGCGAGCAAATCAACTTGCCTATGGCTCAACGGTTTGATGCCATTGCGACCGACTGAAATGATCGAACCCAGAATCGTGAACGGTAAAAAACGCTGGTCCAATCAGACTGACAGCGGACAAAACAAGCTAGGCCCATCACCTGATCGGTGGGCGCTGCGATCTCTCACCTATCCCGGCATCGCTGATGCTATGGCAACACAATGGGGCTGATATGCTGTTTCTAGGTCTGATCATTTACCTCATCGTGTGGGCAGCCGTGATGCTATTCGTTGCCCTTCTGTTTCCGCGCAGTAAAAAGCGCGGCCATCATTGAATTGCCACTAGACTTCGACTCCCTAGTGGTGGTTCAATAGTTCGGTCGGCAGGCTACACTCAGTGTTTGCCGACTAAAACTCAGACTAGGGCCGGGGTCGCCTCACAAGCTCCGGCCCATTTTCATTTCACAAGCCGCAGATGCCCACCGGGTTGCGACCATGTTGCGTGGTGGTGGTCGTTCCAATCCTCGCCAGCGGTCGGCGGGATCATCACCTGAACCCGGCGCTTAAACTGAACCTCTAAACGGTTCGCCAGATGGAACGCCTTAGCCTGACCCGTAAAGTTCACATCGTTATCACCGAACACCGTAATCTGTTCGGCCTCCTGCGGCGGAATCCATTTCGCTAATAGGTTCCCATTCACGCAAGCCCAAACAGGCATATCAAACATGATTGCGGCAGAGATCGCAGTTTCAATGCCCTCTGCCACCCCCATGACAGCTTTTGTCGGGCCTAGTCGGATCGCGCATCCGTCCGGCAGCTTTCCCGGCATCACCTTCTTGGGCTGGACAATATCGCGCTTGCGTCCGTCCCATGTGATAGCGGTCAGGTGCAAATTGACCACCCGATTGCCCTCTGCATTCAGAATCCGGCAAACCATCAGCGGGCTGCCCTTATGGATGGCCTCACGGATCGCATTAGAAGGCCACAGACAGCCAACACGCTGTCCCAAGTACCTACCCACCGGCCCATCAGCTTTTGGCTCTCCTGAGCCTTCCCAGACGCGCCGCAGGGCATTCCGTTGGCGGATGTCCTCCAGGTCGTCCTGTTTCTGGTCCCAATCGCCACGCTGCCCAGCCTGTTGCTCAATCACGGCTGCAATCTCCCTGAAGCTTAACCCGGTGACCTTTTGGGCGAGCGCGAAGCCGTCACCCCCGCCACACGATCCGCAGATATATCCGCCCTGCCCATGTTGGTCGTCCCAACGGAAGCGATCCTTGCCCCCGCAGATCGGACAAGGCCCGTGTCGGTTGCGAAGGTACTGTTCCCCCACGCCAAGGCTGATCAGGATTGATCGCCAGTTGCCCTTTGCGATTTGCCCGATCCTCATTTGCGATGGACCTCGAATGCGAGGGAGGCGAGCATAGCGAACAGCGCATAGAAGGCGCACAGATGCCAATCCCGATCATTCCACCATGCTACTGCGGTCAAGATTGCCATGACCCATGCGAACAAAAACATCATGCTACCCTCCCAAGTTTTTCTTTTGCCTTTGCCTTGCGAATGTTACGCGCTGTGATCCAGCTTTGCACTTCCGGCGTGATCAAGCTCGCTGCCACGTGAAGCAACGAATGATCCGGGCTTACTCCAAACTTGTCCTTGTATGCCCAATATGCCCAGCCCTTCTTGTAGCCACGAAGCTCTGCATGAAGAACCAACTGCGAATACCAGCGCTGTTTCTCCACCATCGTGTATTGCTGCTTCTTGAGTTTCTTATCGCGCGTCAGTTCATGCAGTTCGCCATCATCAACTTCAATTTGTGAACGAACCTCTGGCACAAAGCCACACGATGGGCACACACGCACTTTAGGCTGACGAAGGAAATGACACTGTGGGCATTCTTTTGGTTCAGGTGCTTTGCGCTCTGCCACGCTGCGGCGCGCCGTGCCGTCATCTAATTTGTTTTGGTGGATGTCCGTCACAAAGCCCAAGCGCAGCGTTGTGTCACTGTGATCCAAGATCAAGCAATGGTCCTTGCCCTGCGCTGTACGCAAGCCACGACCGATCATCTGCACATACAGGATCGGTGACCGTGTCGGCCTCGCCAGAATGATGCAACGAACATCCGCATCAAACCCGGTGGTCAGCACACCTACGTTGCAAATGACCTTAGTTTTGCCAGATGCAAAGCTCTTCACAATTCGCTCGCGCTCTTCCAGATCGGTGTAGGCATCCATGTAATCAGCGAACACGCCATTCTGAACAAACTGTTCCTGCAAGTGCTTTGCGTGGACACGATTCACCGCGAAGCAAATGGTCGGCAAACCTTTGGCGCGTTCCAGCCAAGTGCTGACCACATCAGCCACAAGGTTCTTCTTGTCCATCGCTTCGCCAAGGCCCTTCAGGTCATAGTCCCCCGCCACGGTCTTAACGCCGGTCAGATCGGGATGGGCCGGCGCAAACACCTTGAAGTCGGACAGCGTGCCTTCATCGATCAGTTTTGAGGTCGTGGTCGCAATGATCAGCTTATCCCACAGACCATCAGCACCCATGCCCTTGGCCCAAGGCGTTGCCGTCAGCCCGATGAACGGAACATTCTTCCAACGGTCATCGTTGAACCATTTCTGGTAGAGCTTGAACATGACATGGGCCTCATCGATGATAACGAGGTCGGCCTGGGGAATGGTCCGGCGGTTCAAAGTCTGGATGGAGCAAATCTGGACCGGCTGCTTGTAGTCGGTCATGTCGTGCTGGCCCTGAATGACCCCGATGTCGAAAATGCCATTCTGACGGAACCGTTCCACCGTCTGATCAATCAGCGACAGCATGGGGACGCAAAACAAAACTTTCCTGCCCCGTTCCCGCGCCATGTTGATGATCGAAGCCGCCAAGACGGTCTTACCGCTTCCTGTAGGAGCTTGCAGGACCGGACGCTTGGAGCCTTCACGCAGCGCCTGTCTCAGATCGTCAATGGCCTGTTGCTGGTATGGCCTGAGTTGTATTGTTGAGTTCATGTTCGTGTCCTACTCTACCTATTCTGATAGATTCAACACCTTGGCTAGGGTAGTTATCTAGAACAGTAATAGGTTGTGGGTGATAGTTTAGGGGGTCTATTAGACCCGGAGGGGGGGTCTATTAGACCCTGCGTAAGTCCAGCTTTTGGACTACGGGGAATCCGGGTCTTTCAGGCGGTAAAGATTGCTGGTCTGCATCTTGTCCCGGTAGCGCCTGACCTTCATCAAATAGCCAAGCTCAACCAGCTTTCGCAGCGACCGTTTGATGGTCGGGCGAGACATTCCCGTGTCTTCGCAAAGCCGTTCAATGGACGGCCAGCATTGGGACTCATTGTCAGTGTAGTTGGCGAGGATGAGAAGGACGAACTTCTCTTTGGTCGGAAGCTTTTGCTTGATGGCCCAAGCCATAGCTTGAAATGACATGATGTCACCCTAAATGTAGGGGGTGACTTGTAAATTAGACAGAAAAAGGGTAATTACCTTTTCAAGTCCAACGTGCGTGTCACCCGCATGGTTGGTTTCGAGGCCCTGAACGACTGGAACCGTTCGGGGCCTCAATCTTTAGATACTAGCTCATTTGCCCTTCGTGAGCAACTGCATGGCGAGCATGACCGTGACAGGAATCTCAAGTTCCCCAGATAGATAGCGGTACAGTGTACGCTGATGGATGCCCAAAGATTTCGAGATATCTTTGCGAAGCATTCCCATTTTCTCAACCATTTCAGCCAGTTTAATGCGATCAGAATCAGACATTGTATATTCCTCCATTTGTGACGCAGCGCCATTTTTAAATGGCATCACGCCATAAAATCAAGATTTATTTTGGCGGTACACGGAAATAATTACGTCCCTATTTTTTTGCACAAATCGCAGAGTTTCTAAAATAGCTTCATATTTCGGCAACCTGGCGCGCGTGTCATCTAGCACCTCTTGCGGGCGCTCTCCCTGTGCCACATAGCGCTCTACTAGCCTGATATAGGACCGAGCATTGGAGATAGCGTCTTCCATAGCCCTGATTTGTTCTTCAATCCCAATTTTATCTGCCATGAAACACCGTTTCAGTTGGTTCTGAATTGAACAAGTACCAGCAACAGTTGTCTTTGCCTGCGCCGTCACTGCCCTCAATCCATTTCACCCTGCCAATAGCTACGATCTTGGCGCAGTATTTAAGGTACGGACTGGCTTGCCGGGTGTAGGCCCAATCAGCGTCAAACAGCAGCCATGTGGGAGCAATCAAGGAACAGCGTTCGATGATCTGGTGCATAGGTGGCCGATCCCACGGCGGGTTGGTGATGATGTATTTGGCCCCGTTTAGGTCTGCCTTGGTGATGAAGCTGGCATCATGCTGCCGGATACTGTCATGGCGGGGCTTTACATCAAAGGCAGACACGCAGCGCAGACCAGCCGCTTCCAAATGACAGACAAGATCACCCGCGCCAGCGCAAGGCTCGCAGAAGGTGTCACCGGGCATCAGGAATGGCAGAAGCGGATTCACCGCAGCCATTGGCGTGGGATAAAAGGCCAGCGGCTTATGTTCAAAGTTACTTCTTTTGCCCATCCCATAACACCTCAATGAGACGCATGACGAACAGGATGGCTCCCGATAGAATCAGGACGGCCAGCACGACGAGGAAAAGCTCAATAACAAAGATCATTCTTTCTTCTCCCTTAGTGCAGCGCGAGATTTTTTAGTTGTTTGTTTAGGTGTTGGTTCATCAAACACGCCGCCTTCTGCAAGCGCCTTCATTGCAATGTCCCCAAGACTTTCTGTAACCATCCAACAGTCATTACGGGTCATCGCCATAGTTGTACCTTCAATTCCAAGAAAATCATCAAGGCCCAAATTTTTGACCATGCGGCGACGATGTGCCTTAAACAAAATCTGCCGCAAAGCTTGTTCGTAAAGCTGTTCATTGCTCATCTTTCTTCTCCCCTAGTGCAGCGCGGGCGATAGTGCTTGATCTTATGATTGCATCAACAATATCTTTGATGCTGGCCGATCCCGCATCCCCGTGAATTGGATTGTTTGAGATTATCTCCCGCAGCGCCGCTTCCAGCGTCTCAATGCGGTCGGCAGCTTCTTCACGGGCGTCATTGATCTTGCCTTCATCGTATTCAGACCAATCACGCAGCCGCTTCACAAGATCATCAGTCACAGCCCTTCTCCCTCTTCGCAATCAATCTCAATTTTAATGCAAGCAAGACGGTAGATTGAAACCGATCCAAAAGAACCAGTTGTTTTACAGGCATCGTCTGCGGATTGTTTGCTTTGGTGCGCTGTGGCGCTGCTTTCATGGATATTCAGCCACACCGTGCGCTTGATGCGGGGCTTCACTTCAATGAGGTCATGCCGTCCTTTGTAATCAGACAAAGCGTATCGCCCGTCTTCGTACCACGCATAGATAACCCACCCACTATCCTCTTTGACAGCGCCATGAACTTTATTGTCGCCATAGCCATCAGTCGCATAGATGCGAACCTCACGGCCATCGCGGGTGCGGTATTGCTTATCTTTGCTGATCATTTCATATCTCCATCACTTGTTTCAGTTTTGCTTTGTCTTCATCTGATATGCGATATCCAACTGCCCAGACGTTGTTTATGCTGATCCCATACTTACGCAGTATATGCCGCAAATGAGTAATGCGTACCTTCGTGCGGAGGCTGTGATCAGAGCCATCGTCTGACTCCCTTTGCCCATACCGGACAATCACAATATTCAAGCGTTCATTCGTTGCGATGCCGGGTGTGCTGTACAGTGTCCATAACAAGCAAGCTAGCTGCATACTCATGCCAAGCTTGCCGACGAACGGATTGTCAGGCGGGCAGAGATCGTCTTTTAACTGCCTGATCTCTTCTTCGAGCTCACTGATCTTTGCCCGCAGAAACTCTGTTTCATTCATCTGTATTGTCATCGGTATCTTCCTCAATTTCCATTGAGTTAATTACCTCCGTCATCCTGTCCACGCCACGTTGAAAGGAATCACGGATTTCCAGATATTTTGCGAGAGCATTTTTGGGTTGTTTCAAATACACATAGCCAAAAGTATCTTCAACGAGATCATCAAAGCTGAACTCAAAGACAACATCTTCGCCTTCTGCCGCGCCAAACGGAAGCCGGATACGAATTGCGTCTAATGGAGTCTTGTCTATAAATTCGCCGGGTTCTGGCATTTCAACGACAATGCCTGATTTTTTGATTTCGCCTTTGATGACCCTTTCTACATTCTTCTGGCAAGCATCAATCATTACACTACGGTAAACTTCCAGCCGTTGTTCAAGAACTTGAACAACTTTATCAATGTCACGGGTGTAATCTTCAAACTTCTCATCATAATCAGGAACATACCAGGTTTTAAGGTTTATTGTCCCTTCTATCTTCTTCGCTTTCATGTGCTTCTCCTATTGGCTCTATAATGATCTGGCACTCTGGCCCCTTATCCACCCACCTCGCCACGATCCATTCGCATAGGCAGTCATCTTCCACTAAGCCCTGGCTCACCAGAATATCACTGATGGCTTTCTCAAGGTTGCCCAAGTCACGCTTACGCTTATCAGGCCGCACAGCTAGGATTGTAAGCTTGTACGGACCTTCAATCTTTTTGCCTTTGGCTTGGCCAAGGATTTGCCACATGGCCAGACGCCGCCAGTCATTGTACTTGGGGGATCGGTAGACCCCACCTCCCTTACTGGCCCGCCAAAGGCGGTTCACTGACGGGGGGAATGGCAGTACAAGCGTTATCATTCTGTCCAGCCCTTCTCCGCGCCAAGACTAGGTGGAGATACCGATCTACCTCCGGCTCAGACAGGCGCATTTTGGCGCTAATCTCAGCCGTGTTCATCCCCATGTTCCAGTAGCCCTCCACATACAGGTCCGGCCTGATCCGGTAGGGGTGCATCCCCGTTTGACCCGAAATGTGCCTGATCCACTTGGCGGGGACCATGTCCCATGAGGCAATAGCCTGTCTCGTCAGCCCCAAAGCCGAGGCCAAGCGCTGGGCAGTGCCATAGCGCCGGATAACAGCCATCAAACAGGGGTCACGATCTAGTCTCATATCCACAAGATGACCCATTTTGCGCCAATGTCAAGATGCCTGTTGACATATTCAGAACAGGGTGTATATATGGGGAACCCTGATACGGGAGAAACCGATGGCATACGAGATACCAGTAGAAGAGCTTGCTCTGAAGAACCACTGCCTGACAGTGGACTGCATGATTGAGATTGATAACGGTGGCCCTGGCGATTGGGCCATCGAGTCCATCACGATCCCTAGCTTCGACGGCAAGGAAGACCTGTTCCTTGATCGCAAGAACCCGCTGTTCCACTTCATCAAGGACAGCATTATGGCTGACACCAAACTCATCGCCTACATTGATGGCGAGGCAGAAGAGAACAATACGCCGTCACTGATCCACAAACCCTCTTGGTACTAAGGAGATACCCCTATGAAGATGTCTGAAACCATTTCCATGCTCGCTACTGCACTGTCTAAGGCACAAGGTGAGATTGATGACGCAACGAAGAAGGGCATGAACCCTGCCTTCCGTTCCAAGTATGCAGACCTCGCCGCAGTCCGTGGCGTGATCCGTGAGCCTCTGGCAGTCAATGATCTGTCTATCGTGCAGTTTCCCCGCACTGTTCAAGGCGGTGTGGAAGTGGAGACAATGATCGTTCACAAGTCCGGTGAGTTTATGTCTGAAACGCTGTTCATGCCGGTGAATAAGTACGATGCTCACGGCATTGGCTCAGGCATTACCTATGCTCGCCGTTATGGCTTGATGTCGTTGCTCTGCCTTGCTGCGGATGACGATGACGGCAATGCGGCTGTTGAGAAGGCCCCCGCCAAGGAACAGGCTCCCAAGCCTAGCACCCTGACCAAAGAAGAACGCACCAAGCTTGCCACCGATGCAATGGTTGCAGCTAAGTGCGGAACCCCGGCTCTCACTGCATGGTGGAAGACCCTGTCTAAGGATCAGCGCACCGCCCTTGATGCTGATGCCATTGCTGAACTGAAGCAGATGGCTACTGAAGCTGATGCAAAGGAGAAGACAGATGAAAATGTCTGAACTTCATTCCGATATGACCCGTGTTCTGCAAATTTACGCAGATCAATATGGTCATGCCATTGGCGTGGCAATTCAAGACACGCCCTCACTGCGGGACCAGTTTGCAATGGCAGCACTCACAGGGTTGCTTTCCAATCCAAAGCTTGCAGACACAGCCTTGAAGAAAGGACCACGCTGGTTTGATGAAGTTGCCTATCAGTACGCTGATGGAATGCTCAAAGAACGGGAGGCTAAGTGATGGTTGCTTTTGGCTCTTTTGTCTTCTTTGCTGGTCTGCTCTATGCAGCCATTCAATCCGGCTATCTGCATGACAAAACCCAAAACATGACTGACAAAGAACTGATGGGATACATCGTAGCTGGCACAGGCGTGGCTGTTATGTATGCCGGACTCGTCATCAAAATCTATGAATGGCTGCCATAAGGAGAATGACAATGGAACATGATACACAAGCGATCATCATCAAGTTGATGGCTGAGAAAATCCAAGAGCTTCAAGATGATTTAGAAGCTACTCAGCACAGCCGTCTGCTATGGATTAGCTATCACGATAAAGCACAAGAAGAATTGAAGCGGTTGCGGAAGAAGCGCGGCCCCGGTCGCCCAAAAGGCTCAAAGAACAAGGTGCGGAAATGAACGATCTTCAACGCACTGAGGATTGGCATGCTGCCCGTCTTGGAAAAGTAACGGCAAGCCGTGTGGCTGATGTCATTGCTAAAACCAAGACTGGACCTAGCGCCAGCCGCGCCAACTATATGGCTGAATTGATTTGCGAGCGCCTGACAGGAGCTAAGGGGGATTCCTATCAGAACGCTGCAATGGTGTGGGGAACTGAGACTGAGCCAAAGGCCCGTGCTGCCTATGAAGCAGAAACAGGCTCTCTGGTGGAGGGGGTTGGTTTCGTTCCCCACCCTACCATTCCAATGTCTGGGGCTTCTCCTGACGGGCTTGTGGGGGAGGAAGGCGGTGTTGAGATCAAGTGTCCCAACACTGCCACCCACATCGATACAATCTTGTCCGAGACGATCCCCGGCAAGTATGTCACGCAGATGCAGTGGCAGATGGCTTGCACTGGTCGTAAGTGGTGCGACTTCATTAGCTACGATCCGCGTGTACCTGAGAAAATGCAGCTTTGGATCAAGCGCGTGGAGCGTGATGACAAGTATATTGAAGAAATGGAAAAGGAAGTTGTTGCCTTCCTTGAAGAATTGGAAACCAAACTTGGCAAGTTGAAGGAGAAGTATGATGGCCTATGAAGCGCGTGATATGTCCGGCTCTATCTTTGTGAATACAAAGAAGGAAAAGGAAAACCACCCAGATCGCACCGGCTCTTGTATGATTGACGGCGTGGAATACTGGATGAACGGCTGGGTAAAGAAGGACAAGAACGGGCAGCCGTTTATGAGCATTTCCTTCAAGCGCAAGGATGCACCTAGCGCAGCCGCCTCACAGAAGACTTCTCGTCCCCTGCCAGAGGTGGACGAAGACACCATTCCTTTCTAGGAGAAACCCCTGTGTCTGAAGACAATCTTCCACTGTCGGAACAGTTTCGCATCGTTGCCAAGTCTTGGGTAGATGCGGATGCTGCGGCTAATCTTCTTGAAGAAACCAAAAGCGCTGTTCTGGCCCGCATGATGCTGGGCATGGGCGATATGCCTGTGTCTCGCGCTGAAATGCAAGTGAAGGGGTCTGAAGAATGGCGCGAGTTCGTATCAAAGATGGTGGAGGCGCGTGAAAAGGCGTCTCTACTCAAAGTGAAGATGGAATATATCCGTATGCGGTTCCATGAATGGCAAAGCATGGAAGCATCCAAGCGCGCAGAAATGAGGCTGTAATGGCTGCCGTTGTGATTAAACTCACTACCTATGAAATGATGATGGCGGCCAACATTGGTGTCATGCGCCAGGTGGAGAGCATTAAATATAACATGCAGCCAAAGTATGGATTAGACTCTGAAGGAGACTGGCAAAAGCACATTGAAAGCGCCATGACGGAATGCGTGATGGCTAAGTATAAGAATGTCTTCTGGTGCAAGCGTGACCGCAAAGACCCTGATGTCGGTGACTTTGAAGTCCGCGCTAGCCAGCGACCTGATGCCCGGCTCATCATCCATCATGATGACTTTGACGACCGAGCATATTGGCTGGTTACTGGCAAAAACGGCACGTATACTGTCCATGGGTATATGATGGGCCGTGATGCAAAGAACCAGAAGTATTGGACAGACCCTAAAACAGGAAGACCGGCATTCTTCGTGCCGCAATCTGATCTTATACAACCAGAGGACAATGAAAATGTCTGACGATACAGAGTACACGATAGATGGCCTCAATCTGTACAATCAGATTGGTGACATCTTTGACAAACAGGAAAATGGCGCAATCCTGAAAGCCGTATCAATGGTTTTGGCAGATGTTGTCAGTGATCTTGAAATGGAAGAAGCTGTCCCAATTTTGCTAGAAGTTTTGCAAGACGCAGTAGCATTGGCTTACGATGTTGAAACAGATGTTGTAAGCTTAGGTAAAATGCAATGAAGCGTGTTCGAATCACAGGCAAGATGAGAGCCGACATCTTCATGCGCCATGGCGGGGTATGCCACCTGTGCAGTATGAAGGTTGTGCCGGGAGAAGAATGGGATGTTAGCCACGAAATTCCATTGGAAGCTGGTGGAAGCGATACTGCTGACAATTGGCTGGTTGCTCATCGGAAGTGTCACAGGACTCATACTGCTACTGTGGACATTCCCCTGATCGCCAAAGTAAAACGCATTCACCAGCGTCACATAGGCGCAAAGCCTAAATCAAAGAATCCACTGCCGGGAAGCAAGCATTCAAAGTGGAAACGCAAGATGGACGGCACAGTGGTTAGGAGAGAACCGTGAGATTTTTACTAACCATGAATATGCCCAGCGCTAGGGGCGAACTGATCCACCAAATGATCGTTGATCATGGATCAGAAAGCGCAACGCAGTTTTGTCTCGCCATGAACCGTGATGAGTTCATTGTGTGCAGGCAATGGTACAAACGGAAAGACCCATACACTAAGGAGGTTTCATGGGAAGACCGTGGTGATGTGATACTCAATACCCATCATATCGGCAAAGTGGCCGAATACCTTGATCTTGATAATCTGGAGAACAACTATGATGAACCACAAGGACGTACTCAGTTCAGCCGTCAATACTCTCAGGGACCGCGCGGGCCAATACGGCCAGGAAGATATGGTGTTTGACCGTATCTCGCGAATCGCTACAGTAATGCTGGATCGGGTGATCACACCCTATGACGTTGCTATGATCCACGTTGCCACCAAGATGGCGCGCGTGGCTAGCAACCCCCGCCACGCTGATAACTATGTGGATGGGGTCAACTACATGGCTTTTGCGGCTCAGTTTGCTCAGATACAGACAACGACCGCAGAGGAGGAAGAAATTGCGGCTCTGGCGCGGAAATTCGCTCCTATCCAGCAGCAAGACCCGCAGCAGGATCAGTAAGCGTAGCTTTGCGTAGAGTGAGTAGGGTGGGGGCTTTCGGTACGGCCTCCACCCAACCAACAAAGGTGATACATGCACGATATCCAGAAAAAGATACTTCAGCTTTGGGAAACGAATGTTCCCTCGTCAGAGATTGCCAAGCATCTTGGCATCAGCCGCAATGCTGTCATGGGGCATCTATACCGGATGCGTCACGCTGGCGTTCCTATGAGGCAGAAGCACCCAGACACAAAGAAGGCAGCGCCACGCCCTATTGGCTTGAAAAAGCTTGTCAGGAAGGCTCCTGCGCCGGTTAAACCAACCATTGAAGAAATATACCGACAAAACAATGTGAAGCCTGATGGTAAGCCTGTGAGATTGATGGACCTCAACCCGCAGTCCTGCCGCTACATAGTGTCTGGTAATATACCCAAAGAATTTATGTTCTGTAATGAGGTGAAAAAAGACGGCAGTTCATACTGCCTGTATCATCACTACAAATGCTATGTGCCAAAGTCATCCATTCGCGATCTAAGGTCCAAGAAAGATGATGCTTCAGCTTAACCCTCCAATCCCTGTGGAGACGCCAAAGGGCAAAGGGCTTGCCCAGGTTCTCATAGACTATGGGGCAGAGCATGATGTCATTTGGTTGGTCTTTCAGGATGACACTGGCGAGGCTTGGTGCTGGAATAACAAGATGGTTAAGGCCCAAACAAACATCACATTTGGCAGAGACTGGAAGGACCGCGCCAATGGATGACAAAGTTGTGTCCCACGGTTGGCACTTTACCTATGGTTGGCTGCGCCGACCTGATGAAGATCGTCCCTATGGGTTCTGCTACGAAGATGGGGACGGGGATTTGATCTATACCCCCAACCCAACGCACAGAGATCGTGTCTACTTAGAATGCCGGCAAGATATCTCTACAGGTGAAAAGTACCTGTGCTTTGGCAACCAACCATTCTTAAGGGTAAACAAATGATCCCTGATATCATTCACATGATTTACCCCGTGACGGAAAAAACTCGTCCATGGTCTGCCATCAATAGCTTGGCGGTTAAGATGGCGCGCAAGCATCATAAAGATCGGATGTATATCTGGACCAATGACTATAAAAAAATACCGTTGGAAATTCGCAACCGCGTGGGCATTGCGGAATGCAAGCTTCCAACTGAAATTGACGGAGTTACAATTCCATATCCGCAATACATTGCTGATGTCATGCGTTTGCAGATTCTGCATGATTATGGCGGCATCTACATGGATACGGATGTTCTGTTGCAAAAGCCAATAGAGCATTTGCTGTTTCAGAATAACCTCATTCTGTCTTGGGAGGGTGCTGATCGGCGGTCTATCAGTAATGCCTTGATGATAGCGCCACCTAAGCATTTGTTTATTGAAGAATGGTTGCGCCGTATCCCGCAGGCAATACAATCTAACACATGGGCCTATGGTGGGGTTGTCCTCCCCGCCAAAATGGCAAGCAACCCTTACCTCAATGAGAACCTGACCATCATGCCCCACACATTCTGCTGCCCATTAGACCTGGCGCAGCCGTGGCTCTTTGATCCAAAGCTAAAGGCTGAAGCCAAAGAGAAGATCAAAGACGCTGATGCGATCCATGTCTTTGAAACCTACTGGCGCGACACTATCAAGAACATCACGCCGGAATGGTTAGAGAAGACAGATTGCCTTCTTACTGAGTTGGGAACGGGGCTGTGGGGGCAGTGAAGTTAGCCGTGTAACGGGCGTAGCCCTTGGTTATGCGGAAATCATTCATGTATCCGTTGTATAAATAAGTATCGCTATTGTACCCGCCAATACAGATGAATTGACCAGATAGATTGGTGTTATTTCCGCTTCCAGATGCTACAATTGTTCCGTTTACAAACAAACGAACCGTACCAGATGCTCTGGTTACCGCAATATGAGTCCATACGTTGGCAGAAACGGCACTGCCCGCTGAAGAATAAGTAGTCCCCCCAACAATCGTGGTTACTGCCCCATTACTTGGAGCGCCAAAATATATCAACATACCTGTTGTGTAAGTAGTTTTAAGTCCTCCAGCGGTATCTGATGTTTGTATCCAGCCACGTTGTGCTGCCGCAGTAACATTCGCAGAGAATATCCACGCTTCAACCGTAAAATCACCAGTATTGAACGATACATTGGGAGACGATGCCATAACGAGCTTGTCGCCAGTTCCATCAAAGTACATGGACGATCCACCAAACTTTGACTGCGTGGTGCTGATTTGCGCGTTACCAACTGTTTCCAAATTGTTCATCATCGCATTGTCAATGATGCCAGCGTTGGTGAAGTTGCACAGAATACCAGTTCCACTAACAGCAGTTAATGGAGATGATGGAGGAGTAAAAGTAGTTGTATAAACAGCAGTTCCTTTTACGACCCTGACGCTACTTGCATATCCATACAAAGACCTATCAGTAGCACCGGGGTTATAACTTTGTGATCCAATTATACAAGGACCACCACTTGAAAGTGTTGCAGAAGATGTTGCTGTTCCAGCAGAAACACCATTTACCCACATTGTAAATGATGATCCAGACCTAGTTACAGCTATGTGTACCCAACTGTTTGCAGTTAATGTTGATCCAACAATTAAAGGAGAGCCTGAAGTAAAATAAAAATGTATTACGCCAGCACTTGTGGCTTGGAGCGAATAAAAATCAGTTCCAACTGAACCTGATGCACCTTTTGATATAATGACATTACCATTAGTTGACGTAAAACTTGTAAAATAAGCCCACGCCTCAATTGTAAAGTCACTAGAACCTAAATCAAAAGCAGTATTGTTTGCTACAGATAGGTAATCCCCAGTTCCATCAAAATACCCACTGCCACCAATCGTTGTGGTGCTGT